ATTCTCTGGATTAGTATTTGCACTACCGATATTGTAACCATATTTATTAAGTCCAGCCAATACTGACTCACCATTTTTTCCATTTACTTCAAAAAGGTCTACTCTTTTATATGGATGAGAAACACAGTCTACAAATTCAAGCGATTCTTTTTTAGTAACAAGACCTTCATGACCAGTATTTAAAGGATTACCAGATGCATCATATGTTGTTTTATATCTTACATTACTGTAATCTCCATCTGGATCAAGAGTGCCATCATCTTTTAATGGACTAGTTACTAATTGAGCAAGGTCATAAATAACAGAAGCTGTAGACTTTCTAGCTTCTTTATACATTTCCTTTGTAATTAACTGAGGAACAAGACCTTGTAATTCTGCATCCAATGGATATTCTTCTGGATTAGCAAGGTATGTAGGCTTAAATAACTGAACATACATTGTTGTAGAAGCTTGATCAACGTCACCAGATACAGAAAGATCATCTTTATCATCATCAGATATTTCTCTTGGAGTAGTAGTAGTTCTTAAAACTACCATATTTTTAATCTGACTTATCTGGTTTTCAAGTTTAGCAATACGTCTTTCTTCATTCAATGAATGAAGACCTACATCGTCTTCTTCGCTAAGATATAAGTCTCTTGAAGATAATTTATTATATTCTTCAAAAGAAGTACTAACCATGGGATACACTATATCCCAGTTCTTAACTTTAATTGGACGAGCGGGGTCTTGAATTTGACCATCAGCTGTTTTGTTAGGCTCAGTTTTAACGCCCAAGGAAACAACTTTGGCTATTTCTTTAATAAAGTCATCAGATGAACATACGCCTTCATAATATCTGAATTTTCTATATTCATCAGTGGTATTTTGAGCCATTTGACTTACCTCCTTTTTTAAGTTTCTATATTATAATATACATTTTTTTACTTAAATTTGCCAATATTATCCTCTGTAAGTATTAATATAATCTGCTAATGCTGCTAAATCGTTATCATTAGATGGATTATTATCTACAATATCATCACTTGTCACTGGATGTATATAATTAGTAGTTGTATCATCTAATTCATTATAATATTCTCCAGGAATACCAAGTGAACTCTCTGGCTCTGTAAGTTTATAAACATCAAGCATTTCTATATTGATAATTTCATCAACATTCTTTTCACGTAACAATCTTACTCCAAGCCATACTTTTTTAGCGGTTCCACTCATATTAACAAACTTAAGTTTAAATTCAGACTGAGGCTCTAGTTTATATACATAAGCAGCCGTTCCTATATAAAGACCTTCTTTAACTTCTGTAGGAAACCAAGTATCAAACCATCTTTCGTTATTTACATATAAATTGTAGTAATCATTTTCTCCATATCCAGAACATGTAACAACCAATGATAAAAGTTCCATGCTTTCATTAGGGCTTGTCCAATTTAAATCATAAACACCTTCAATTGCTGGAATGTTCATCATCAGCATTTTGTTATATGGTTGTGATAATTGTGCAAAGTTCTTGATTTCATTAACGTATTCTACACGTTTTACTTTATCAAGTTCTCCACCAGCTACATATACAACATGAAATGCCATTATTCTTCTCCAGTATTTTCTTCTGTTTCTGTAGGCTCTTCTGGCTCTATAATAGGCTCAGACTGTTCAGTAGGTTCATCAGTAGGCTCTACAGTTGGTTCATCTTCTTCTGAATCTTCTATAGGATTAAGTAACTCTGGAGTAAAAATAATATAAGTAACATCATAATATGAATCATATACAATTGACCATGAACCATTTACTTCTTCATGTGAATATTCTTCATGATCTTCATCTAATGATTCACCATATATATAACAATCATTAAGATTAATCCTTGATTCATCTAACTTCCCTTTTATTTTAATATAGATAATATTAGTTTTCAACGAATTGTTTACAGAATTTGGTGAAGGGAATTGTTCTAATATTTCAACAGGATCAATCAAATCTTCAAAGAAATCTTCGAATGCTATTAATTCAGATGTATCTTCTTCAGCTATTACAGCATCAGTAATAGGTTTTATGAAAATTTGGTGAGTATTACTCCATTCTCCATTTTCACTCTTTACTCTGATAAAATACATCCCTTCTTTAGCATCGAATGTAGGTATATAAGAAATCTCTTCTTCATATTCATTACCAGGAATAACTTCATTTAATATTAATGTTTCAAATGAGTTAGTTTTTGATATTTGAAATACATAAGAAGGAGATTTTTGATTTATCCAAACAAATGTAGGAATTTCATTAGTAATACATCCATATTTAGGTTGTAATATTTCACACCTTGGATAACTAGCTACTTTTTCTGTATAAAATACGTTTATGTATTTTTGAACTAATTGATTTCCTACGATATCTGTTATTTTATCATTTAATACTAATATATAAACACTATCAGTATTAAATGGTTTTTCTGGAGTATAAGTAAGTACTTTATCGCTATAATTTATAGTTCCTTTTACAACAGAATATTTAGAATAATCTTTTAAACTGTTAGCATTTTTATAAACTTTGTTGTAATCTTCAAAAACAACTATATTCTTTGTTAAGGTTGCGGGATTTATATCAGAAGTAAAAGTAACGTCAATGGTAGAATTCACATTGACGTTACTTTCTGAATGTGAAGGAGATACAGATAATACTTTTAAACCTACTGTTTCATTTTGATTATTCATGCATCTCGCTCCTTAATATTTATTTAGAACCTTTTCTTCCACGTTTTTTAGGTGCTGGAGCTTCTTCTTTAGTTTCTTCTTCAGTTTTTACTTCTTCTTCACTCACAGCTTCTTCTTTATCCTCTACGGAAGACGTAGACTCTTCTTGCTCTGGCATAGGTTGCATTTCTACATCCTGCTTTATTTCCTGCTTTTTTGGTTCATCTTCTTTAATAGGTTCTTGTTTTGTTGTATTATCTGTAACTTCGATAATTGCTTTAGACCTTAATCCCCTTTTTATGTAAGGGGTAACCTCGTTGACTTCTGCAACGGGGTTACTCCTTGTTAAATGAACTCTTGAAACAGGACAGAAAAAAGCATAATTGTCAGGCTTATTAAAATTTAATTGTAATTTCATGTCTTCCTCCTGTTTTTATTTAGTAACTATTAAGGCTCAATTGTGTAAACACGCTCAGGTGTAGCGTAGCTACGAGCCATGCTGATATTCTTAGCAGAGCAGATTGCACGTCCTTCGTTATAAGTACCAAAACCATAACGCTCGATAACTTTAACATTGTTAAGGTCACGAGAAGGATCACGGAACTCTTCTGTCTTAAGAGTATCTTTAACAATTTCAACACCTACATTGTTACGGTCAACGCAGAAGATGTCAAATGTTTTATCATAAACATCAATAGGAGCAAATGGTGAAAGATTAACATTAAATGCAAATGGTAATCTACCTTGAATGCTTTCTGGACCAAGCTTAAAGCTTGCATTAGGCATTTCACGTTTGATATCGCGATCATAAGGTGCTGTAAGAGAACCAGTTAAACCGTTCTTTGCAAATACAGACCATACAAGGGGATGCATAATGAGATCAGTAGGAACATATTCATTATTATAAACTGCAATAATAAGATCAAGTAAGTCATCAATTGAAAGAGTATCGTTTAAGTTACCTTCAAAATCCTGACCAGTTGTACCAGCTAAAGGATTTGTTCCCTTTAACTTATTATCAAATACTGTCCAACCATGACGGAGCCATTCATTAAATGCTTTTTCTTCTTTAAGACGAGCCATTGCACGTCCTGCTTCTTGAAGTAATACAGAAACAAGGTCAAATTCAAGATCACTCTTTAATTCATCAGAATACTGGATACGTACACCAGATTTTCCTACATGAATCATGGAGTTCTTGTGGAGCTGCCAATCTACAGTCTCTTCTGGGATTTCCTGACCTTCGGCAACGTCATGTGCTCTCATAACACCGATGGAAGGGAAAAGAACTGCTGTACCATTCTGAAGACGAATCTTCTTATAAAACTTAGAAGCAAGATAAACAGGGTCAGCTGCTTGTCTCATTGTTCCAATGATAACACGAGGAATTAAAACTTTTGCAGATGGACTTGCTAAAAAGTCCTTAAAGTTAAATCCGGGAACTGTTTTACCATCAAGAGTTTCAAGCCATGCAGCCTGTATTTTCTTGTCATCTTCGGTAAGTTCGTATTGATCAAGCTCGTTATCTGTTAAATATTGTCCATTAGCAAGCTTTTTCTGAAGCTCGTCCTGGATTTTAGCATTGGCTTGAGCCATATTATCCATAATATTGGTTAATGCCATTATTTTATCCTCCTTATGATTATTTGCTGACCCATGTATTTCAATGGGTCAGCTTATTACATGTTTTATTATTTCTTAAGTAATACATACATAGCACCCTGTACACCCTTGAAATCAGCCCAAGAAGGTGTTCCATAATGCTTAGCTTTGTATGTAGCTGTTACAGTTGCGTCAGAACCAGTTACAGCAGAAGGAACTTTAACAGTGATTAAGCCCTTTTCATAGCTTACTGTAATGTTATCAGCTGCTACTGCTGTTCCGTTAATTTTAACGTTAGTAACTTCAGCTAAGTTTTTGAGTGCTCCACCAGCAAAATCTTTTGCCTGGAACTGTACAAGAGTATCTTTAGCGGTGCCATTAGCAATAGTACCGATAGTAATATCTGTATATTCTGTATCATTCTTTCCAAATCCATCATAGTTACCAGAACCATCATGAAGACCAATAATACCAGTAGGATTATGAACAAGGTTAGACTGATAGTTCTGGAAGATTGTATTACCATCAGTATATGTAGGATCAAAAGGATATCCTTCGGAAGTAGGTAAGTTAGAAGTACCAGAACGGTTTATGAACATATCATCTTCTTTACGATATTGTTCTTCCCAAAGCATCCACTTAAGCCATCCAGTAGGTTCAGCATTAAGGTCAGAAGCTAATACCTGTCCAACAATTAAATGAGGAGCATCAGTACCAGCAACCCATTTTGTTAAACGTCCAGATGGAGTAGCTTTTAAGTAGTCACCATTCTGACATTCACCAATAACAGCACCCCAAGGCATACGATTGTCAATAGATAATGCTTGCTCTTCTGCTAATACACCAGCTTTTGTGAAGTTAGCGTTTGCAGTAAATCCAGGCATATAAGGTAATTCTACATAATCAAGAGTTATAACAGAAGGCTGATTTCCACCGAAACGATCCATCTGGAACCAATCTTTTGTGAAATTGTAAGGTGCCATACCAATAGTATTACCATTAGTAGCAAGACCAGGTAATGTAATGGTAGCAAGATACTTCTTAGATACGAAATCTTTAACAGAAGCACCAACACCTACTACACGACCTTTTGGAATAACAACTTCGTCCATTCCAGGACCACCATACTGATAATTGAACAGTACACCATCTTTAAAGATACCGCTCATATCGTTGTCTTTGAAAGTAGGATCGAGCAACCACTTTTCGGCTGGAGACATATGACCAGAACGAACTAAAGCAGTATTAGAGCGAGATCCCTGTTGGTTTTTATAACCGTCAAATAAAGCCATTTATTTTTCCTCCTTTGTTATTTTACTTAAACAACCTTTTAATAACTTCTTGAGCAGCATCTTCTACTGTCATCTTTTGGTTGTCAGTTTTTGTATCAGTATCGGTAGCTTTTGTGCTATCGTTACTTTCATCTTCAACAGCTAAACAAGGACTCTGTACAGATGCCATAGTTCTTTGTACATTATTTTGTTTAGCATCAGAACTAATCTGTTTTAGTTCTTTCATAGACTTCATCATTAAGTCTTTTACTCTTTCAGCTTTTGAATCCTCGTTATCAAAAGTTTCTTTTGAAACGATTCCATCAACAACAGCTTCTTTATTTGCAGTAGCTAATGCAACGCAACGCTGCTTAAAGTTATTAGCTTCATTTCTGGCATCTTCTGCTGTTTTGGTAAGTGTTTCAATTTGAGATTGTGCATCAATTGCTTCTGTTTCAAGAGTTTCAATTTTAGCTTTTGCATCTGCTAACTCTTGTTCAAGTTTAGCAATTTTAGCATCTTTTTCTTCTGGCTCGTTTTGATTGTCCTCAGCAGAATTTTCTGTTCCATCAGCCACTTGATTTTCTGGAGCATTACCAGAATCTGTTGTCTGTCCAGCTTCATTCGAGCTATCAGATGTTTCTGTAGACTCTTGACTCTGGTTCTCAACAGGGGGTGTAACTGAAGAATCATTATTTTCTACTGTAGGTGTTCCCAATGCCTGATCAATGATATCATCAACATTGGTTTCTGTAGAATCAGATCCGCCCATTGAATTATCCTCCTTATAATCATTTTGTGTATCTTTGTCCGTTAGGACTGTAACTTTCATTATCTGTGCAAAATCATCAGCAGGATTGTTCACAATTGATACCTCATGATACTCAATATCTCTTGCTCCCCAGTAACATACTTGATCTTTATATGTTTCACCACGCCAATGACCGCAGAAATGAAATTTACCATCTTTAAGAATTGTTTTGCCACAAATATTACATGTGACTGTACCCATTGAACCGCCGATACTTACAGTTCCATATCTTTTATCTAAGAATTTTGGAATAGCATCTTTGTCGGTAACTCTTGCTTTTAATAATATAGCAGAACGTTCATCTGTTAATTCAGATGGACCAGCATAAGATTGAATTATTCGTCCAAGAGGTTCAGAATAGTCATCGTGATTCTTTAATACTGGTTTATGAAAAGGATTCATAAATGATTCACAATCCTTTTCCATACTGTCTTCATAGTAAATGCAATGATTATGATTCTTTCCAGAGTGAGTAGCTTCCATATCAACATCAAGTGCTACTATGTTAACTTTACCCTCACTAGCATCTTGTAATAATTTATTAGAATCAATTGTTTCACCATTACTATTAACTATTTTAATATCATGTTGAAAATTGATTCGGTTCTTCATAGTTGCATCTTTAATACTAGTAGAACCTTCATTATCACCATTTATATCGCAAATTTTAGAAATGTTAACGTCAAATGTTTTACCATTAACATCTTTAACTTGCATGATATCATTAGCTGCCATGCAATAGTGTCTCCTTTCATTTATTTAATTCTTCATATCATTCACCTCTCGGCTCAAATATCACGTTACTATGCTTTCTTGTTGATATATTTTATTCTATTAGATATTGTACTAGTAA